GCAATCGCTACGGTTGTAGTTGATTGATTTACAGACGGCAGAAATTTTTCGACTGGGGTAGTATCCTCATATAATGTTATACAAACCTTACCGTCTTCACTGAGTTCATGACCAATAACTTTTTCATCACCTGCTTGAGTTAAATCACCAACTCTTAATTGACCGGGGCCAGGACAAGCAACATCTTCTTCATCAGTCTTTGGTATTGCATCAGGTTCAAACTCTGGTGGTGTAGGTGGTGGTGCGACAGGTGGTGGTGGAGTTTCTTTTGTAATTATTAATTGCTCTGGTGTATACTCCATCGCATCATAGGTTGGATATTCACCATGTGGACATAAGGTTGTAGATCCCTTCTCATCTTGATTTACAAGATCATAATCAAAAGGTAATCGTGTAACCTTGTCCTGATTGTCCTTGTGCATCGTGACACAACCCGGCAAATCTACAATCGGAAATCCAATCTGTGTAGTTATAGGTGGGTGATTACTTGGGACAAATGGTACACTATTCAACCATACCTCGTTGGTTCCAAATTGTGGAATTACAACATTCGGAATATTAATTTCATTTATTTCCGACATTTACACCACCTGTCTCTTTAGGCATTGACTTTCTAATTTGTCTAACCACTTCATCTTTGATTTCACCTTTTAACCAAATTCGATTAGTTTCAACTCTTTTATCATACATTTTTAAATTATATAATAACGAAGAGAATACAAAAAGGTTGACACCTAAAGATAATCCAACCCCAATTTTAAATAATAAAGATTTCATCAATCTTTCCAACCACCTGCTTTTAACCAGTTGTTGTAGTGTGGATTATCCCAGTTGTCACTAATCTCATAAGATGGAATAACAACTTCAGAAATATATCTTCTGTTTTCTTCTGCAAGTTCCTCTGCCCATTGAGCAGTGCTTGTGATTTGAGATCCCCACCAAATACCAGCACCTACTTGTGCTGCTAAGAATGTGAGTAATGGTATTGGTAAATTTTTCATTTTAACCCTCGTTTAGTGTACCTAGTGATCTACGAATCTCTCGTAGTTCCTCAAAGTCTTTCTTCTTCGTACCCCCATCATACTCCCATGCATACCCTTCGGTGATCATTTTTTCATTGAGTGATACATCATCATCGCCAACATATAACCAACCAAGAAGCCTACCATACTTACCCATGCCACCTTTGAGTTCGGTTCTAATAGTAAGTTCTTCATCTCCATCGAGTGTGTCCTGTAGATTCTTTTGCATCCAATAGGTAGCATCAAGTCCTAATGCTTTCTCTTCCAAGTCACGAGTACGCTTCTCAGGAGTATCAACCCCAGCTACACGAACCCTTTCTTTTTTGATAAGGTCAAAACCTAAGTCAATTGAAACATCAATGGTATCACCATCAACAACTTTATCAACTGATACAACTCGAAAGTTGTAACAACTTTTCCTACTTGGTGGAATCATTGCTCCCATTTTCTTGCTCCCAAAAATTATCTAGTGCATTATTTATAGCATCAGAAGGTAGAGTTGCATTTTGTTCTATTTGTGTTCTTCTTGCATTTCTTATAAACATCTGTTGCATTTGATGCCAGTGCATTGGTTCGTAAATATCAATCTCACCTCTCATTTCCTCTCTTGGTAAAGTTGGTTTTGATAGTAGATCACCATCAAACGGAGGGCAAAAAGTAGGTTCGCCATCCAAACGAGGACTACATGCATGTGCAGGTGGATCAGTTATTGGAGCTGTTCCACACATTGACAAAAAGAATATTGGTATTATTGCAAGTTTATTCATTTGGATACCATGTATCGTACTTAAATATCCAGTATATCACAACTGACACAGAAATCAATAGCAATGCTATCATAATATTAATCGACCATACCACCGTTTGAACTGCCATAACTTAACTTTCCACCAAGATTGTTTGCGTTGTACTGGTAAAATTTCCTTAAATCTAAGAGTCATACTTTATATATTAATGTGTGGAAACCGACATGTCACTGCGTATATATACCTATATGGTATACTAAATAATAACGTACTGGAGTTGAAACTATCATGTCCCATTACACACTTGGTTGGCACGACCAACTAAATGAGTATCACGAAATAGGCGAATATGCCACAGACGCTTTTGAAGCGGTAAAGAATGCCAGAGAGGATGTTCCGTATCTACACGAGCATCCTTTTTCTTTGGATAAAATTAAGGAGATAAAATGAAAGACCTACCTATCAAATCAACCTGTGTTATCTTTGGAGTAATATGTATAGCAGTTATTACTTCTATTAATTATGCATGGGTATGAAGAAATTCAATACAATCGTTCTCGATCTAACAATCTATATCCTAGATTTTCTTTACAGAGGTAGAGACTTTCAAAGGTTTTGGGTATTAGAAGTAATTGCAAGAGCACCTTACTTCTCATTTATCAGTGTGTTACATTTTCGAGAAAGTCTTGGCCTTCGAGGAGAAGACCATATATACTTAATGAAGGAACACTTCTATCAGGCACTCAATGAAACAGAACATCTGGAAGAAATGGAACTTAGGGAAGGCAATAAGTATTGGATCGACCGCTTCGTTGCCAAGCATCTTGTTCTACTTTATTATTGGATCATGGTTGGGTACTATCTTCTCAATCCTGTTAACGCTTACGACATAAACATGAAGATCGAAAAGCATGCCTTTGAGACATATACAAAATACAGCGCATACCATCCTGAAGATACAAAGATTGCAGAGATTGCACAGGATGAATTAGACCACTCTAGAGAGTTAAGAAAAGCAATGCTAATGGTTGCTTAAACTCTCTTTCTTTTTCCGACAGCAGATAATAGATATATTCCGACTACAAAAATAACTGGTAAGATTATTGTATCAACTGTCATCATCAATTCCATATTAGTGAGACCTGTTGCACTCAAGGCTCTATCAGACCAAGTTCCTGATAATGTCCATACTTGTGGGTTTGATAGAAAAATCATATATTTTTTTAATTACTATACTATATCTAGTCGATTCCTTGAGCAAAGTCAAGGGCTTTTCGTGCTGTTTGTAACATTTTAATCTTTTTATATTCTTTTGCATACGGAACAGTTATATTAAATCCAAGCAAATCTCCCTCTGGATCGTTAGGAATACCAACTGGTTGAATAAAAAAGATACCGGCATGGGCAACACATTTCCATCCGATATCTACAAATCCTAAATCTCTGAGTGCACACTCAAGTTTTAATGAATGACACCCATCAATTATTTTCATTAACAGTTTTTATTTAAGTCTTCTGCCATACCACCACCGATCTCTGCACCTTGATTACCACTAAACATTGTTACCCAACCAGCAGCAACCCAACCAACAAAGGGAATATTAGCGAGAGCAGGAGCAGCAGCAGCACCAACACTGGAACCCACGAGTCTTCCTGTTCCTTCTGCACCTCCAATTGCTTTGATGCATGCTTCGGACTTTTCTCCGTTTGATGAGATTGTTGTTGTGGTTGGTTTATGGTGTATTGCACCGTCCATCGTGTATTGTTCAGTGACTTTTTCAATGTTGTTAGCCAATCCAAGAAACCCACCTTTTTTCTTTACATCCCGTTCCACATGCATTACCTTTGGATCGTTTGCACGATAACTTATCTTGTATCCATCTCTTCCAACTTCTGCATTATATGATGTATATGGGCCTACTGGTAAATTAATACTTGGTAGTTTGCTTTCACGATTAGATAATGACCCAATCATACCTATATGAGACAAACCAATAAGTCCACCCAAACTAAGAGCGAACCATTTACCCCATTTCACTTGCTTTTCCATTATTTTTTAGGTGTACCACTAGGAGCAATAACCATTGGTGCTTGCTCTAGTCTGATTGTTTGTGCCGGTGCTGTATTTGCTGCCTTCTCAATTAACATTTCCATATCTTTCTTTGATATGTTTGCTCCACTTGATGATGCTGCTTTACTACCTTTCTTACCAGCTTCAACACCAAAGGTGGCCAAAACTCCTGTGAAAACCGAAGCTATAAATGTCGGATCAATCTTATCCTGCTCTGTCATTCCGGGAAATGTAACATAGTTCAAAGTTAAAATTCCACCAGCCCAGACCAAAATCCCAAGTCTTACAAAAGTACTTAGGATTGCCAGCTGTTCTTCTTTGTCCTCAGATAACTCTTTGAGTTTACCTATAGGGCCTTTTTTCTTTTCTTCTTCTTTTTTAACTACCTCTGCCATTTTAAAACTTGGGTCATGCAGCCCTATTTAGAAGATTAGTATTTCTAGAAAGAAGGTATTCCGAACCCTTCACCAACAGGGGGTATAGCAGCATCTGGTGCACCACCAATATCAGGTAGTCCTCCACCAACTATTCCATCAAGGCCACCGGGCATGACAGATTCCATGATCTTGCCTTTAACATCTTCGATGATTGCATCCTTTCTGATGAATACATATCCACCAAGACCGACTACTCCAAGTGCAACTACACCTGAGAAAATAGCGATTCCATTAATAATTTTTTGCATTTTAATAACCGTAATAACTTAAAAAGTGTTGAATAATACCATCACAATTTAGATTTCCAGAGGAGACCCAGTTGTCAGCACACTCATAAATGATATGACTTTGGTATTTAGGGATTCCCTGTTCATTGTTTTTAACACCAAACTGACCTAAGAGAATTCTTAATGCTTCTTGTCGAAGCAACATTTGGTGAGGAGTATAATTATATGTCATACTCACTACCTTTCCCTATAAACTCTAGGGAGTAAATATCATGATTGGGATCATCCATTTCAATCCATTCTTCAAACTCTTTGTATATAGCATGTTTGTCACCAATCGGAACTACTGATTCAAGTCGATTAATAGACCATTCACGAGTCCTGTTTAGTGTTTGCTTCAAAGTTACCATAATCTTTACGCATATAGCGTCCTAGTATGTTGCTATTATAGTACTTTGGTGTCCCGTCGTCAAGTGCTTCCATTAACACATTATGAATAAACAATTGTTTTGTTTCTTCGTAATTAACTTTACCAAGAGTTTTATGTAAACTTATAATTTCTCTTCGGAAAGAACCTCTACCAATGCGTTTAATATCCTGCTTAAGTTCTTCAGAGCTACCAAAGTATCTCTTCCAGTCTGATTCGCTTGTGACTTTACGCTTTCCTCCTTTTGGCTTTCGTTTCTGCACGAAGTACTTTCTGCCGATATAGGATTTCCCATTGATGGTGTTGGTGATGCGATAGACGAACCCATAATACTCCCCGATATCATCAGAGGTAAAAGGAGTACCTTCGTAAATCCAAGGGTTTTCATAATCAACTTGCTTATCAGTCATTTAATTATAACATCACAATACTATCTAGTCAATAAAAAAGAGGGTGATTAAACCCTCAGATTGTTTGATTTTCTATCCATTCATATGGATCTATGTCCCCAAATAGTTTTTGACTATGTTTTGCGCAATCAAAATACGCTTGAATACAGTCATCAACTTCGTCATAATTTAAACCCTGAGAATGTGTCTTTCTTAACATCCTGTTTGATTCCTCCAACGACATAGCTTTCTACCTCTGTTTCTTGTGGTGCAACTTGTAATCCTTTAGATGAGATCCAATGCTGTGTCCAAGGTAGTGGGTTTGCTCTTTGAGCAATGTCGTATACTGGTTTAAGACCAACTGCTTTCATTCTTTTATTTGCAATCCACTCAACATATTGTTGAAGTAATTTTTCGTTAAGACCAATCATTGATCCATTCTTAAACAAGTGCTCTGACCACAACTTTTCTTGATTTACAGCATTTTCAAAAGTCTTATAGAACCATGCTTCCTCCTCTTTGTAAATTTTCTTCATGTCTGGGTCATCCCCATCTCTCCACTTATTCAGTATCTGTTGAGTAATGACTAAGTGTTGGTTTTCGTCTCTGGCGATAAGAGAAACGATTTTTGCCGATCCTTCCATGAGCTTAAGTTCGCCAAATGCAAACGAGCATGCGAAGGAGACATAGAACCTAATTCCTTCCAGAATGTTGACATTTGCAACTGCTCGGAAGAGTTTTCTTTTGAGTTCATAAGTTGTTGTTTCGGATAAATAAGATCCTTTCCATCCGTCTTTCCACATGTTACTTTGATCGTATTCATGTGCTCCATTGATGAAATCATCATATGCTTGAGTCACACTTTGTGCTCTCTCAAGTATTCTATCATCACTTAAGATGGTATCAAATACATCGGATGGATTGGAGTAAACATTCTTAATAATGTATGTGTAAGAACGACTATGGATCATCTCCATAAACTCCCATACTTTCATACATCCTTCCAACTCAGGTAGAGAACAGTATGGTGCAAATGCCATACCGGGGCCTCTTCCCTGTACAGAATCTAACATCACCTGATACTTTAAGTTACTGGTGAAGATATGCTTCTGTTCTGGACGAAGTAATTGATAATCACTTCGATCCTTTTGGAGAGAGACTTCCTCTGGTCTCCAGAAATACCCTAACTGTTGAGTAGTTAATCTCTCAAAAACAGGGTACTTATAGTTATCATATCTTTGAATTCCAAGTGGTTTTCCAAAGAACATCGGTTGTTTTGTTGTCTCAACTTCTTCTGTATTGAATACAGTCATAGAGTCAACTTTTTTCATTTTTTCACCTGAAGTTGTTTTAAATTTTACAAGACTCACAGTCTTCTTCCTCCTCTAAAATACAAGAAACTAATTCTCCTAAATCTGTTGATTGTGCTGGTGGTTCCTCAATCTCATCAGTTTTGATGTCATAAGTATTCTGATAGTAACTTGTCTTCCAACCGTATTTGTAAGTGGTTAAAAGATCCTGTGCCATCACCGAAACTGGAACTTCGTTATCTGGATAGTGTTCTGGATTATAACTCCAGTTGCCTGATATCGCTTGATCAAAGAACTTTTGCATAACTGCAACGACGTTGATATACCCCTCATTAGACTTCATGTCCCACAAGAGTGTATAGTTATTCTTTAAGTGTTGATATCCGGGTACAATTTGTTTCAATGGCCCTTTCTTTGACTTCTTAATGGACAGGTATCCTCTAGGAGGTTCGATTCCATTTGTTGCGTTTGACACAACGGAACTGCTCTCCGAAGGCATTTGTGCAGACAGTGTTGAGTTCCTAACTCCGTGTTCCAAGACAAGTGCCCTAAGAGAATCCCAATCATATTTTAGGTCATTTGAAACTATTTCATTTACATCCTGCTTATATGTATCAATCGGAAGAATTCCATTTCCATATTTTGTATTCGCAGAATACTCACACGCTCCTTTCTCTTTTGCAAGGTTCACAGTGGACTTAATTAAGTAGTATTGAAATGCTTCAGAAAGGTCATGAACTAACTTCCAAGCACCCTTATCACCGTAGTGTTCGCCATGCTTGGCAAGGTAATGTGCAAGACCTATGAACCCTATCCCAAGTGATCTACGTGCTCTAGTGGCGATGGCTGCAGCATTGACGGGGTATTCCTGAAAATCAATGAGTTCGTCAAGACTCCTAACAGCAAGATCGCAAAGAACTTCGAGATCGGATAGATCACGTATCTTACCGACATTAATAGCACTAAGAATGCAAAGAGCAATTTCACCAGTTTTGTCATCGATATGTTGTATAGGTTTTGTTGGTAATGTGATTTCCTGACATAAGTTACTCATTTCAACTTTATCAGTGAATGATGAATGACTATTACAATGATCAATGTTCATCAGGTATAGTCTACCAGTTTCTGCTCTTTCTTTCAAGAGATCAAGTATGAGTTCCTGTGCATCTACCTGCGTCTTAGGTATAGACTCATCATTCTCATACTTTACATATAACTCGTCAAAAGATTCTGTACCAAAACTATCGTAAAGCCCTGCCACATCATGAGGAGAAAAAAGCGTAATCTTTCCATTATCAATAAACCTCTGATAAAATAATGCACTCAACTGAATTGAGTAATCTAACTTTCTAACTCTATTATCTTCTGTTCCTTTGTTGTTCTTAAGAACAATTATATCTTTTATTTCTTGGTGCCAGATGGGGAAGTGGACAGTTGCTGATCCACCACGGATGCCATTTTGAGTGCAACATCTGACAGTGCTTTCAAACTTTTTGAGGAAAGGGACAACCCCTGTGTGCTGTACTTCTCCACCCCTGATTTTAGCGTTGATGCCACGGATTCTACCCGCGTTGATGCCGATACCTGCCCTTTGTGCAACATACTTGCCAATAGCCATATCACTGCTAAATATGCTATCGAGGGTGTCATCAATATCAACAAGAACACAGCTGGCATATTGTCGAAGAGGTGTACGAACTCCTGCCATGATCGGTGTTGGGATGTTGATTTTGTGTTTGGAGATTGCATCATAGTATTTTTTAACGAAGTCTAGTCTAACTTCTTTTGAATATTTAGAGAATATAGTAGCAGAAATTAACAAATACATGAACTGTGGAGACTCATAGATCTCACCAGTGCTTCGGTCTTGAACCAAATACTTATCAGAAACTTGACGAAGACCTGCATATGTAAAGAGATAATCCCTCTCATGATCGATGAAAGATTCAAGTTTATTGAATTCCTCCTTCGTATATAAATCAAGGATTGTAGGGTCATATACACCCTTCTCAACGCACTTCTGAACATGATCATACACTGTAGGTACTTCATGCAATCTCTGAAAAACTTGTTTTCTAACTGAGTATAATAATAGTCTTGCTGCAACATACTGATAGTTGGGAACATCAAGATCAATAAGATCAGATGCACTTCGGATTAAAATTTCTTGTATCTCACCTGTGGTGATTCCATCATAAAACTGTATTCCTGAATTAATTTCGACCTGACTTGCTGATACTCCTGCAAGTCCTTTACATGCTAGTTCAACCATTACATGTATTTTTTCAAGGTTTAGTGGTTCAATTGAACTATTCCTTTTGACAACTTTAGTTCCGTTGCTCATATTTTTTTCCAGTAGTTAAATTTAATCTTTGCTTTTAGACCAGAATATGTATTTGATTCTATCACCTTTGATACATCCTGTCCAGAGTTTATCATGTCATTGACATCTTTCTCTACAATTGAAGAAGGCCAGATGACTATCTTATCTCCTCGATCAATGGTCTTGTGGATTCTTTCAATGATTTCTCTGTTACGAGGTTCATTATCAAAAACCCAAATATAATCGCTCCAACCAAACGACCGAATATCAAGATCGGAACCGCACATAGCAACCGCGTTTTCCACGAAGGTGGAATCGAACGGCCCTTCCAAAATGTAAACGGGTTTCTTGGTGTCAATTTTGTCCAATCCATAAATTTTAGGTGCGTCTTCATTGAGCATCACAGTGATATATTTAACATTATTTGGGCCTAGACTTCTGCCTTGGAAACCAATTATGTTTTTATCCTCATCATACATTGGAATGATGATTCGAGATTCATCTTTTGTAATGTCATGAAAAGTATATTTTTGAGTATTAACCCACTCTTTGAACTTTGCAGCAAAGAAAAAATTAGATGGTTCGATACCTCTTTGTGTTAAATATTGTTTCGCTACAGGAACTTCTGATGCTCTTGGCAAGTCTAACTTCTGTTGGAATACAGGTTTCTTAAATTCAAACTTAGGTTCTTCCACCACAAAGTTTCTTCCACCTGCATGACCATCCTTAAACTTCTCCATGACATATTGCTTATGGAGTGTTGGATCAATCTGCTTGAGAAAGTTATTCAGTGACGAACTTGCACCACAGTTATGGCACTTAAAGTTTGTATTTGTCTTGACTTGATAGAAATATCCTCTTGCCTTATTCTTATGCTTCTGAGAGTCACCACAGATAGGACAGCGAAAATTATATAAGTCTGCCTTCACTCTTTTAAACTTTTGTAAGCGTGAAGACACTAATCCAATGAACTTGGAATCAATTATATCCATGTAGGGATATTACTTTTCTATTATTATACTCGAAACTGATGATGGAGTCAACACTGGTCTAATAACTCTCTGACCAATTGGACTTACCACAAAGGATATGATAGCAAGGCCACCAAATATTGACCACATTTTCTTCTCCATCAACCTTAAACGGTTGTCTACAAGTCTTATATCTCTCTCACATCCTTTCTTAATTGTTTCTGCATGACGATCTAAATTCTCTTGAACCTGCTCTATCTTCTCAAACAATACTGCATCAATACGATCTTGCTTCGTTAATTTCTCATCATGAACCGCAAGCAACTGTCCCATTTTGACAGAGTTCTCCTGTAGAGACTGAACTACTTTCTCCAATCTTTCGAGTATTGCAGCATTGACGTTATTATTGTCTTCCACTTCTAGGTGTTTATACTTCAGATATATTTATTATTTCTTATTCGTTAACCACATTTTTCTTGATCCATGTCCACTATAGATGTATCTTTTCTTTTTCTTTACAGGTGGATCATCTCCTGCCTCTCTTGTACCAGCGATTTGACCACCACCTACATTATTCGTAGGTGCAGCCATTGCCTCCTCACGAAGAGTCTTTACAATAGATATGATCTTATCGATATTCATTAGACTGAGTGTAGTTCTGAAGTACAATTCTTGTCTTCAGGTATGCCATGCACATGAGATTTTGGGTATTCAGGTACACGATTTAAAAATATTAAGAAACTTTTAATCGGTGGCCATAAGTCTTCTTCTAAATTATAAAACAAAAGAGGTGTTGCTGCGTCATCAAATACATTGAACAGCACGGTAAGATGGTTCAATATCAGATGAGTTTTCAGCACCCCTGTGTTTTTATATCTTTTTAGAAGTCTTTTGACATATTTGATTCGCTTCAAATCATCCTCAAAGTCATCTTTGGTAAGAGCATGCGGATTGTTATAAAATTTTATAGCGAATAACAAATAATTGTCATCATTCAATTCATCAAATCTCATATGTTTAAGTCATCCTGCAATATTTATGCAGCAACTGTTAACGTTCCAGTAGCGGTTCCAATACTAGCAGCAGAAGTAATTGTGGAGTTGGTAGTTGTTCCAGTATCCTTAATTGTTCCACTATTCAATGAAACTGGGTTTGCTACAACCTTAAGAACATCACTTGCGTTAGTAGCAGCATTGTTAGCACCAATTACCTTTCTGAAAGTAAGTTCGTTTGTACCTGATCCAGACAAGTAGTTACATGTGATGTTTCTAGAAGATGATGTATTGTTAGTTACTAAGAACTGTGGAGTACCTGTTACAGTAACCGCCTCATTAAATCTAACTAACATATCTATGTTACCACCAGCTCCTTTACCAAAGGATGTTGTAACAAATTCGATTTCTGTAATATCAGCAGCACCAATTTTAGTTGCTAATCCACCGATACACGCTAATACTTCTGGTTGTGCATTAGTATTACCGTTTCCACTAAGAGCTGATCCAGCTTCGAGAACCCATCCGCTTGCATTAGCAAATACTTGTTTCTTCTCAGTTGTGGTCAAATTCTTAGGTTTTGACTCATCTGAGTCACTTGCTCCCCATAGAGGCATGATTCTTTCCTATAATCTTTATAAAGATATTTATAAAAATTACAGATCTTTATCTTGCTTTGATGGCAGCTGTGACTGTTTCGAGTAACTTGTCATCCATGTCAGTCTTAGTAAGCTTAACTGCTTTTCCAAGAATAACGAGGCATAAGTCAATAAGTTTCTCTCCCAGTTCTGAATCTTCTGGGATCTTATCGACAGCATCTTTAATAATTTTTGATGCGAATGGTAGTAAAAAAGAGAGCATTGTATTCTATTGAACTCACTCTATATATAATCAATCGTATGTTTTTTTACCTTGTTTAATTCTGCCAGATCCTTTCTTGTCGTAGAATTTAACTCCGTGTCTCTTGGAGTCCATAGAAAGTTGATCTTTTTCTTTCTTTTTTGCTCTTGCTCTTTCCTTCGCATCCCTTATACGCTCTTGCATTTGAGGGAATGAAATCTTACGGTTTAACTTAATTTCTTCTGTAGTGACTTTCTTTTCAGGTAAACCTTTGTGCTTTGTTGATGCAAACTTCTTTACATCGGTTTTTTTCATATCTGAAGCTGCCTTTGCAGTCTCAGGTGTAGTTGGTGCTTGTTCGCCTTTTTGAATGGCACGAACGATTCCAAAAAATTTTTGTTGCTTCTTTGATAAAGCGGGCATTACTTATTACCCATAATGGCACCTTTGCCCTGCTTGTTTTTAATATCTCTTTTAACAAGTTCAAGTGCAGAAGGCCCTTTATTAACCTTCTGTGTCTTTCTCATTTCTGCACTTGGTGGCATGGTAGTCGCGTCTTTCTTATCCTTGGATGGTCTTACCCTTCCTTGATCCCTTGCGACATCATACCCTTCTTCACTTATGAACTCTTTAAAAGTTTTCATTAGTCGTTGTCTGCTCTGTCATAGAAGTTACCAGTTTTTCTAAACAAGGTTCCTGATAACTTTTTTCTCCTTTCAAAAGATTTATTTGCAGATTTTGTATCACCTTTTTTTTCTGCATCATATTGCTTATTTTTCACCTGTTGAAGTTTACCAATTGTTTTACCCGCAGGTGATTGATTTCTTTTTCTACCTTTTGGATTATTTACAGTCACTCTTTTTGTTTTCATGACCTGTTTTTCTTGACTGATAGGATATCCTTCTTTAGTTTTTTTACCAGTATCTGTTGTTTGTTTACCAGTTCTAAAATCTACTTTACCCTTTGTTCCTTTTTCTAGGATTTCATCTATCTGTTCACCCTTCTCATAAACCTTTTGGTATGCATCAACAAGACCTTTATCATGTTCATAACCCATGTTAAGACCCATTGCTCTTAACTTATTCTTAGCTAAGTTCATCTTTGTTGGTATTGATCTTGGATCATCACCCTCTTGAGGTTTTAATGTTTTCATTGCATCAAAAGATGTGCCATCATCTTCTTCTTTCTTTTCTTTCTTAGACTTTGGTTTAGAATCAACCTCCATTTCGTTGATAAGTTTACCATCAACCTTTTTAGATGCCATGATCTGATCACCAGCACCCATGCGAACTGCTTGCATTTTCTTCATAAGAACTTGCTTCTTCGCCATATTTGCTTTCTTTTGCTTCTGCTTTAATGATGAATCTTCTTTTGGTTCTTCTTTCTTCTCCATCTCCTCCTTTACATCATCAGGGAAAACTTTAATAAGTTTCTTATTATTAACTCCTTCACCTGTGATTTTCTTCTCTTCTGTTTCTTTCTTTTCGACAAGACCTTTGAAATCAGTCCAGACTTTATCTTCACTCGCAGCAATTGCTTTACCAATGGCCTTACGACGCTTCATAAGATACTTATCACTCTTATCCTTATCACCATCATTGTCTACATCACCATCTTCTTTTCCAACTGGATCTAAACCTTGCTTTGCTTTCGCAGTTGACTTACCTTTATACTTCTCAGACTTTGTTGGTTCACCATATGATGTCATCTCTACAGAAGAGATGTTTGGATTACCACGAAGATCAGCAATCTTTGCACGACTTGCCATTCTTACATATGAATTACCAGTCTTCTTGTCAGTGACTCTTACCTTATATGTTTTCTCATCAGTCTTCTCTTCAGATATCTCTTCATCTTCATGTGGAATTGTATTACCATCCTTATCTTTCTGATGATGTTCAACAAATACTTTATATAATGCATTTGCTGTATGCTCTTGAACCAAATCTTTTACATCGATATATCCTTCACCCATAAGCATTTGTTTTGCTCTTGCCTTTATAGCAGGTGCAGATGGTGACTTTGCAAGTTGAGATATAAATGCCTTTCTCATTGCAGCAGGATCCACACGACCACCTGACTTTGCTTTCATACTTTGCTTAACTTTATAGCGTGTATCGTATGCAAGTTGTCTTGCCTGTTTATCGATTTTTTCCTTCGCTCCAACCGCAGGAGCTGCCACTGGTTTATCCATTAATTTATAGATTTAGGTTTTTTTCTATATTTATTTATAAAGTGTCGTCCGTAACTACTTCCGGGAACCATAGTTTCTGCGTATTTACGGTGTGCATCAGTGCCAACTTCCCTTTGATTTGCTGGTACACCAGACTGTGTTGTTCCATTTACAATTGATTCTGATACATCTTTAATCCATGATTTGAACATTAGATTTTCTTCAGTTACACAAATCAAATGATTTGCACCACGACGAATGATGCGACCAACTAACCCATTATTCATATTCTCTACCATCTGGCCAACACGATATATTTTTTCTTGTACATAATTATCACGAAGACCTTTCCAATCAAACTTCGGTGCAATCTCCCACATGTTAAAACCTTCTTTAATATTCATTGCAGTTCTTATCTTCTTGAATAGTTCTTCTGCATCTTTTTGACTTAGAGATTTGGGTACACCTTTCATAAATGTTTTAATGTCTCCTTCGGCAGCAGCCTTTCTTTGCTTTGATGCAGACATTCCTGTTATGTCTTCGGAATCTGGATCACGATCACCAGCAGATTTAATCTCTAAATTATCAAACTGATACAACTTACCATTATAATTACCTGTTAACTTCTCAAATTCTTTAACACGATCTGCTCCACCAAGTATACGAACATTTGCATATCCATCAGTATGTGCCTTCTTTAATACATCAAAGATAGTTCGATTTGCTTTATCATTTACAATCTTATCCTTATGCTTTGGAAACATCTTCTGCATTACAGATACCTTTGTATCAGCATCTAATGGATTCTTCTTCTTATCCTGAGTTCTTGAAGGAACAATCATATAGTCATTATCATCTGAAGATGATGCTACAGTATCTAATAATTTTTCATGACCTGTTGTTGGTGGATTAAAACGACCAAATGCAATCGTCAGAGTTCCTTTTGTCTTTTTGACCTCTGGGGGTTGCATTACCATTGTCGGTTCTGCTGCAGGTTCGGCAGATGTTGCTACTGATAATCTCTTCTCTTTTTCAGATTGTCGTGGATCTTGTGCTCCAATTCTCTGTCTCTTATTGAAGAACTTTAATGTTCCTTTTTCAGTTTTTGCAATGAACTCTCCCTTATTATCGTACCATCCTCCATGACCATCACTCTTCAGACCCATTCTTGTGGCCTGTTGGACAGCATTTGATTCTGATAAAAATTGGAAAAGTGATTTCATCTGCAAAGTTTCATCGTGATCGTCTTTTCATTTACAATCAAATAATTAATTAATTTTTCTCTTATTACAATATATTTATCCTTGTAGCGTTTGTGCTTTTTATTTTCAATAACTTTATCAAAAGAATGGAAACAGAAATATAAAAA